ATGGTGCTCATAAATCTGGTATACTTACCTTTACACATTGGGGCTGATTCTGGATTCGACGGGATTTGCGAAACCCAAGGTGCATGCCGAGGGGCGGTTGGCCTCGTAAAAAGCCGCAAAAAATAGTCGCAAACGACGAAAACTACGCTTTAGCAGCTTAATAACCTGCTTAGAGCCCTCTCTCCCTAGCCTCCGCTCTTAGGACGGGGATCAAGAGAGGTCAAACCCAAAAGAGATCGCGTGGAAGCCCTGCCTGGGGTTGAAGCGTTAAAACTTAATCAGGCTAGTTTGTTAGTGGCGTGTCCGTCCGCAGCTGGCAAGCGAATGTAAAGACTGACTAAGCATGTAGTACCGAGGATGTAGGAATTTCGGACGCGGGTTCAACTCCCGCCAGCTCCACCAAATAAATCAAGGGGTTACGTGAAAGCGTAGCCCTTTTTTCTTTGGTAGTGGCGGCAAAACGGCGGCAGGCATTCAGTCAAGCCCAGTTGCTACTACATGCGATCGCAATTACAACTTAAAGAGTTTCGCTTGCTCTGGATTAACAGCTTCGACGTAGTTTTTGACCCCTATTCTGTGCGGCTCATAATTGCTTGAATAGAAATCAATCAGGAAGTCACTCATTTTCTGAGATGTGACTTTCATAACTCCCTTACTCAAAGTTAAATTAAACACGCTAATCTTTGACGATGGTGCCTGAGTTTTACTCATGTTGGCTTGATAACCAGATTTACGCATTGCCACTAGTGCTTCGTCGTAAGCCGCTTGTAATTGGGCCAAATCGTTTGACGAGATGATCACATCATCCATAAACACACTTAGCTTGAGATCATGATGTTTGTTCAATCGGCGTAGTAAGCTACCAAAATAACTTTTATCTAAGCAGAGGGTTGCAAGTATTGGAGATTGAACAAAACCAAAAGGGAGGACATGCTTATGTGGACTATGGGACAAGTTTCTTACAGTTGAAAATGTTGAGATTTCCCGCGCTTGAGAATAGGTGAAGTAGCTCTTTAGATCACGGGTGATACGACTACGGCTCGTTGACTGAAAAAATTGTTTAATATCAACAACGGCAAAAAAATCACTTTTTAAGTGTAATCTGGCAGCTTTAAGATGCCCACCAGTTCTTAGATGGTAAAAATAGAGTGGCGGAATCCACTTGTTTCTGACAGCCTGAAGTATCTTCCCTCCGACTTTACGTGCCTCAACGCTTGGGACATAAACCCAAACCCCGGGCTTAATCTCAAATTTATCTTCCCACCTTTGAACTTCTATTGTCATGAGTTAAATTGTTGTAGTTGAAGGCCATGTTAAGAACGGCGTAAACCGCACCAACTAAGCCAACAAACGCGGTTGCGCATTTGAGCATAGCGGTGATCAGTTCAACACGCGCCTTAACTAAGCCAAGTTCGTTTGTATCCATAACTTGTTCCTCCATAGATACCTGACGTCTCTTAGCGCAAGCGCATGGCCCTAACTAAATAAAAAATAACAACCAGTTAGCCCAGAAAGCTTAACAAGTCGGCGTCCAATTACATGGCAATCAGGTAATCGGTCCGCAGTCGCAAAGCGACAAACTACATATCTACGGAGTGGGGATAAATCCCCGCTAACGTCAGGCATTGTTAATTTAACCTCAACTTATAGAAAAGTATAGTTTTAAATCATGTAGTTATGTCGCCATTTAAATCGGCAAACCCACCTGTTTAAATTTATGAGGATGCGGCTGAACCGGATTTGACTCTTTTGGCGTTGCAATCGAACGAACAAAAGTTTCATGGGTAACAAAAGTATGGCTGCAGTTAATGTTCTGGCACTGGTTGTAACGCTCTTTGGTCAATGAAGATACCTGAAAACTGCTGCGAGTATGGGCGGCACTTCCACACAGTGGGCAAATCATCATTTTTCGAGTTCTCCCCATTTTTGCTAAATGCACAATAATGATATCGCATTATTCCATTTTTCAAACTTAAAAGTTCTCCATTGTGAAGAATCATTCCATTTCGAGATCATCAACCTTCACTTCAAGCTCAAGACTGGTCGTAAAACCGTTATCCGGGCTGACGGTATGTGTCAGGGTGGTAATGGTCCATTCCGCATCATCTATCGGCTGTTTAAAGCCACTGACTTTCACTGGCATTTCCGTGTAGAGATCTGCCCGCCCTTCCGCCAGTTGTAGCGAGAATGCCGCAACACCGCGTTGCAGACGTTCCCACTGCATTTTCGCCGCTCGTTCGGCGTTGCTCCGGTTGGCATAAGTGCGATTAAGTACCAGCACGTTTTCATCCGTACCCACCAGGTAATCGCCCTGCTTCGCTTCCGGCTCTTTCTTCTGCTTCTTAGTCCTGCGCTTACGCTTCACCATGGTGCTTTCTTTCTTCGCGGGTTCGCGGGTATGCAACCAGCTGGCAATTACGCCCGTATAGGCTCCGCGATCTGCCAGGGTAAAGCGGTGACTGTCGCCGTCCTTACGCGTGATAGTGATCACCGGCAGTGGTTTACCGCTGGCGCTTTTGCCCTGTCCCTGCCGGATGAATAACAGATTGCCATTTTTCACCGACGCAATAGCACCGTACTGGCGCGCCAGCCGCATCAAAAAACTACCGTCACTCTCATTAGTCTGGTCTATATGCTCCACGGGCTTATCCGACAGGTCTTTACCCAGTGCCATCTTCAGCTTGTGACGTACGGCTATTTCCTTCACCACTTCCCCGACAGTGGTCTTGTGCCACGATTTTTCGCGGCGGGTATTCAGCGTTTCCCGAAAATCAGCACTTCGCGCCCGGATAGTCAGGCGGTCCGGTGCGCCAGTGTGTTCAATCTCGTCCACCGTGAATGCCCCTTTCGGGAAAAGCGGCTGCCCCTTCCACCCCAGCGCCAGCGTAATGACCGCACCACGGCGCGGCAGCACTATTTTTCCGTCGGCGTCGTCCAGCTCCAGATCAAGCTGGTCTGCTTCAAAGCCCCGATTGTCCGTCAGCGTCAGACTCATCAGGCGGTTATCCAGCACAGTGGTGATATCCTTCCCCTCAATACTGATGCTGAATGCGGGAGTTTTGTTTCCTTTGTTAAGCAGTTCAGAGCTGAAATTCACGACAGCAGCCCTCCCACCGTTTTACTGATATCGCTTAAGGCAGACGTTGTCGTATCCTGCAAATTATTCAGCTGCGCACTGAGATCACCGAACATATCGGACAGGGATTCATCCACCCGTTTGAGCGACAGGGTGAACTCAATCCGGCGCGGCATACCATCGCGGAAAAACTCCGTTTTAGTCTGATTCAGTCCCTCAATCACATACATGCCGTAAATCGTGCCGCTGCCTTCAATCAGGGGCCATGCTTTTCCCTGTTCTGCCATCTGCTCCAGAGCCAGCAACGACAGCCTGCCGCCCGTTATCTCCGGCATAAGAACACCAGAAAGCGTCAGCATGTCGTTGTCTGGTCCCAGAAACTGCGTGGACGGACGTCGATTGACCCGGCTGTTTGCCGCATGTCGCCAGCTGCGTTGATACTGCAGTTCCTGATACGGCACAGTGCGCAGCATAAACACGTACAATCCCAGCACCATCATCATGCTTCGTATCCCCCCTGATCGCTGTAGTTACTCCTGGCTTTTGCCTTCAGCCTGCGTTCACGTTCATCAAGCTGGCGGGCCACCTCCCGCGCAATATCCTGCGCACTTTGTCCTGGCTGCGTCTGAATGATGATCTGCATCGGTGCCTCAATCCGTTGAACGGGCGGCACAGTGGCTGCACGACTCACCATCGCTTCGCCGCCTTTCGCGGGAAGTGCCAAAGAATGCAACGGTGGAAGCTCTGCAGGCGCGGCAGCAACGCCCATCATTCCGGCAACAACGGCAGCCAGTGCAGCTGTATTTCTCCGGCTGGTCACATTTGCCGGGCCGTTAACAATTTCCGGCCCGTTTTCACCGACGATGCCAAACTGCCCGCGCGGGATATAGCCGCCGCTGTCATACATCCCCGCAAAGCCATATCCCCATGACCGATGCTGCGCAGAACCAGGAGGATGTGAACAACCTCCGCAATGCGATGAAAAGCGCCAAAGGTCCTGGTAACTTCCGTAACCTGTTTATGTACTCGCCTAACGGTAAAAAGGACGGGCTTCAGATTATCCCGTTGTCAGAAGTGGCGGCGAAGGATGAGTTCCTGAATATCAAGAACGTGAGCCGGGACGACATGATGGCGGCGCATCGTGTGCCGCCACAAATGATGGGGATAATGCCTAATAATGTCGGGGGGTTTGGGGATATCGAAAAGGCAAGCACAGTATTTGTACGAAATGAGCTACTGCCTCTACAAAAAATGTTTCTAGAAATAAATAATTGGTTAAACGATAGAATTATAAATTTTTCAACCTACGAACTAAAAATTTAATTAAGATAATTTAGTCGGCCTCATTTCTGAGGCCATATTTTCATCTTGAAAGTATCACCCGTTCAAACAATGGCATTAATTGAGAATAAACATTATCATAATGTTCATCATTTAAAAGATGATATTTATTTTCAAGTTTGATGCTATTAAAACCATCCATGAAACTCTCATAACCAACAGTTCCAATAATAATCTGATTTGTAAGGGAAAACCCATCCAAGCATAGTTTTATAAGCTTATGCGTATGCTCTGGATCCAAATCTTGTTGCTTTGGAGAGTCTATTACTATAGGCATATTCTCAACTGAAGAGTTGCTTTTCATAACACTAAGCAGCGCGTAGTGAAATGCAAATATACCTCGAGGACCTCGACTACCAGTCTTACCCTTAGTAATATTATTATAACTACTAAGGCCACCTACCTTTGTATTTTCGACACCAAGCTCTTTAAGAGCTTTAGCGAAATACTCTTTGAAACAGTCATTTATTTTAACAGTTCTTTTCTTATCATTGTATACTTCTAATTCTTCTTGTAATTCTGTCAACTCGCCTTCTTTTCGACCAATCTCAACGAATAACTCATCTAACTGTGAAATAAAAGTAGATTCAATTTCATGGTATGCGGCAGATTTAATAACATCATGAAGCGTTATTTCCGATTGAGTTTCTAAAATCAGCGCCTGCAACGCCTCTGAAGCAGCCCTTGACTCTTCTAGCTTTTGATTCAATTTAGGAATATTTTCCTCAATCTTGCTTTTCTCATCTGCAAGAACAGCAATGTTTTTGAGCATTTCATCTCTATGGTTTATATAATTATATTCATTTACTGAATAAGCAACATTATCATCTCGAAAATTCGAAATCTCAAATTCATTATCAATAATCGCAGTTATCTCTTTGAGTTCACTCTCAAGGAAATTCTTCCTAGAATATAACCTCAAAAGATTCAATCTATATTCTGTCTGAACTAAATTTAAATTAGAATATTCATTTAATATACGTTCCAACTTTGATTTATAAAAATCCAAATCAACATCAAATAAAACCACGCCAAAAGATTCATCAATCTTACTTTTGCTTCTTTTTAGAACCTTAACAAAACCATCTAACTCTGAAATTTTAACTTTAATTTCTTTGATTTTCCCTTGAACTGTATAATATTCCTTTGGCTTAATTCCAGAGTGATAGTAAAGAATGTTTTTTTGCCATTCTGAGTACATACTCATGTTTTCGAAAGAATTTATCACCGCTTTCCATCCTTCATCCTGATCAATAAAGAATGGGGCAAACAAACAAGCAGGGTTTGCCTGAGTCGTAGCACCCGTATATTTATTATGTAATTCCAGTTTAAAACCAAATATATTTGAAACACGAGATGCTAATGACGAAATCGTGTTATACACGACTAGATCATCATTCTTCAAATCAAAGACACCAATAATCTTTTTATAACGCAAAAAAATAAAATCATTTTCCCCGTTATTAATTTCCACCAGTGTAACTATATCATCTGATTTCCAAGCATCATCAAGCCTTAAATCTCCACCTAATGTGTAATAAAGACTTTTAATCAGGCTTGATTTACCAACATCATTTGTACCATATATGAAGTTAACCCCTTCTGAAAACTCATAAGAAAAAGCTTTTCTGTCTCTTAATGAGAGTATTTTTATATTTTTAAATTTAACGTTATTCTTCATAAGAAACATCCTCAAAAGTCAACTTTATAATTGCATATATAGCAATCATAAATTTCTCTTCTTGATTTAATAAAGAGAAATCCCCGTCCCCCGCTGCAATTGTTTTTTCGAGTGTAAAGAAGAGGTCTCGAACAGGTATCTCACGATAATGCTCTATACTCTTTAGAGCCGATTGAAATTCCAGAAAATAAAGATAGTATATTGAATTGACATTGAGCACTTTTATTGATATGCGTGTAAAAACTGATTGTAATTTAATCCCCTCATAAGGATCTGAGAAAGTACCAAGCAACATACAAACCTGTTCCCATTTTGGCGTTATTTTTATGCTTGCAATGAGTCCAGATAATAAATCAGTTACAAATTCTGAAGATATACCTTTCTTTAGTACTAAATCTTCAAAAGTTTTGATATCACTAGAAGCAACACTAACCTTCTCATTACACTTATTGATTAATAATTTAGTGAATGCTGTTGAATTAATACCATGATCATCCCCAAAGTAAGAATTCAAAAAAACTGCAACTTTCCCGTATAAATGTGAGTTAGGATCTAACAAACTAAGATCAGATGTTTTAAATTTTATTTTATCAAGAGGAACTTCTTTTTTAGTATTTAGCTGCTCTTGAACCTTACTAATTATAATTTCCTTATGCTCATTATTAAGATCACTACCTTTTTCGTTATTATCATTTAAGAAATCGAATCCAGCATTCGATAACAGAACCATATAAATTTCGTGACCAACGAATTGATAGAAATGGTCATATAGTTTTGCAACAAATGATTTAGGTTTAGCTTTTGTTGCGTTCACTATTGCTGCGAGTGTCCATTTACCATCTTTTTTTGTTTTAACTTGGATAAACTCAGCACTAGTCGGAGAAACAGATGAATTCAATACAAGAATATCGTCATGATATTCAAATAGAAATAAATATTTCTCCTTTTCTTTTTGTTTCTCAAGTAAATAATTTATCCCCCAAGAGGCTTGATATGAAAAGCCTCTCAACGCGTTTTCACCGCCCCGTTCGGCTTGATTTACTGTAATTAACGCATCTGATAACGCCACTCTATATATCCCTATTGTACTGCTTTTTTTTGATACAAATTACCTTAGCTTCACCATCAAGTCCACAGATTCATGGCTAAGCGCGCGCTCGTATCCCCGCCACGCCTGCCCGCTTTATGTAGTGGTTTTCATGCACCTGCATGATCTACGCAAAAGCCCACCAGTTCTGGCGGGCCTTAGCAAAAACGATCCTCAAACGATCATGCGATCTCATGCGGCATAGACATGCACTACAGAGCTAACGCCTCGCAAGGGCTCGTTGTTCAACCTTGCTGACGCCAGAAACAAGTTCAGACGCCAGCAACGTTTCTTAATGCAGCCAGCTGTCGTCTTCCCACACCTTCTGCATAATTTTCATCACTTGCTTCCTTTCTTCGTCCAGTTGCAGTCCGGTCAGTTCCACACCGTTAGAGCTACCTTTGCGGATACGAATTACCGTTTTGGGATACAGGGGGTGCAGATTACGGTAAAGCTCGGATTCAAGGGCGTCCAGGGTCGACTGGCTAATCTTCTGCTCTTTATCGATCATTATTTCAATGCGCATAAAAGTCACCTCAGCTGATGACATCCATTGAGCGGTTGTATTCGTGGCTTCTGATTTTTGCCATGAGTTCATCAGTCAATTCAGAAACCCACTGCAGAGCCAGTCCCTTCTCTTCATCACTACACTCACTGGCCGCTACAAGCTTAAGAAAAAAATCAATGCGCTGGAGCTTCAAAGACTCCAAAAAATAGTCCTGCATCTTTCCTCCTATGACACCACACGCAATACTGTATGTATAACCACTGTTTATAATTACAGTATATAATAATATTACTGATGTAAAACGTTTTTTTACGTTTATCAGCCTGATATGCCTGGTATTATTAAGAGCACGAATGGTTAACCATCGTAATTAATACAGGTTTCGCCACTTATCATCTTCCTGCAAACGCTGGTTCCGATAGAAGATACGCAGGCCTGCTCCTGACGGAATACTGCCGCCGCGAAGGAGTAAATCGACCTCTTTCTCGCTACCATCAAACCCTCTGGACTTCAGCTCATACTCGAGCTGCTGTCGCTGATGGTCTGTAATTCGCTGTTTGTAGTCTTTACGCCGTTTCGGTTTAACCAGGTGTAACCTTGCTGCCAGTTCCCGGCGTTCTTTTTTGCTCATACTGTGCAGGTAATCGTGCAACTCCTTGTCATCCATGCGGGTGATATCCGTTCTGGTATCCCCATCAGCTGATTTGTCTTTCCCTTGTTGGTTCAAATTTTCAGCAAGGGGACAGTTATTGCCACGAGTCCAAGGGGCGCAAGCGCCCTGGTCGGCTGCCGCCTCCTGAACGTCAACGGCTTTACGAACCATTTTCCACTTCACTGCATGAGTGCAGATCTTGCCCTCTGCAATGGGTGACCAGATGCCATAAATACGAATGCCGTGATCGCCATAGGCGGTCGGCTCTTCGTTGATTTCATAAGCGGTTCTGATGAGGTGATATTTACGGGGAACCAGTACGCCGCCCTGCTTCATGATGTAGGTGGCAAAACAACCAGCATCAGCAGCAGCCAGGATGGCATCAAGGCGCGGGTTATCCAGTACCGGCGCACCTGCTTTTTTGTCCCCCTGTTGCCTTGCCGCCTGACCAGCCAGCAATCGCAGTTCACGGTAAGCCTGACGCCCCGGAATGCCAAAGAAGCGGAATTGCTGAACACGATGCAAAGACGCCCAGGCATTCACGTATTCAGCGTTATCACGCAGAGATTTACCCGTTTCCTTGCTGATCTCGCCAGCCAGACCACGCCCGTCAATGTTCTTACTGATGTATTTCGCTATGTAGCTTGTCGGCGTTCCTTTGCGCGGGTTAATCAGCTCAGACTTAAAGCGCGGCCCCGTGTTATTGCCCAGCTCCTCGCGGTCTTCACGGATAGCAAACTTACGCAACAATGCAGTAATGGCTCGGCGGTCTTTTTTGCGCATGAAACACAACAGGTGCCAGTGAACTGTGCCGTCGTGATGCGGCTCAGCCACCCGCACGCCATACCAGCGCAACCCGGCTTTGTGCATCGCCTTACGAAATGCAGCAAACATACCGACCAGATAATCGCTGCTTTGTCTTACCGTCGCATTTGTCCAGGTCGGGTTGGGCCTGCCGTTATTTAGCGTGGAATGGAAACGTGACGGACAGGTGATGGTGTAGAAAACGGCGCAGTCACCGCGCATTTCCGCGATAAGCTCCAGACCTTTAACACAGGCCATCATCTCATTGCGGCGATGCGCAGGGTTGCTGCTGCTGGCGTTTACCACATCCTCCATGTCCAGCGTGTCGCCGTCTTCGTTCACCAGTTCATGAGAACGGAAAAACTCCAGCGACTTACGGCGCTGCTCACGTTTATGCAACACGGCTTCATAGCTGACATAGGGAGATGCTTTTTTGCTGACAAGGCAGACAGCACGCAACTGCTCTTCCCGCCATTCGCAACGCATCTTCCATAATTTCCGATACCACCAGTCGGCGCACAACATACGCGCCAGCGAACCCGGAATGAGTTCATAGGGCACGGGTTTACGGCGGTTTCTTTTCCGACGGAGTTGCTCAAACGCAGGCGGGATGACATCCAGACGCAGGGTTTCCGCTGCCACCCTTTCCCATGTCTTGCGGATTTCTTCTGGCTTAACGTCATCGGTGGCATACAAATCGCCACAAGCGGCATCAAGGCACATACTCATATGCGCAGCTACCAGGGTGGACAGGCGTTTCACCTGATCCTGACTCATTTCAGGCAGGATCAGCAGGCCGTCCAGCCCTTCATGGCTTGCCATAAAGCGAAAAGATGCAGATAGCTGACTGTCGCGTACATGCTCCAGTCGTTCCAGACATGGCTTAATCGTCTCACGTAAATAGCGGGAATAAGCCTTTGGCCTGCCCAGGCTGCTGAAGTATTCAATACGTTGCATCAGCGGCTTGCTGATATGGGAAGGCTGGGCGTTGACGTCCGCCAGAATGACCATATCCGGATTAAAACACTGCTGCTCATGCGCCAGCTTTGCCCGACTAATGAGCTTATCCTGTTCCATTTCGCGCTGGACAGGATCACGGGATTCATTAAAGAAATAACGCTCCCAGACCTGATCACTCAGCGCCTCACGGCGCAGCTGTTCCTGCTCGTTATCGGCAGCGTACAGAGTGATCAGGTTTGAAAGCGTAGAAACCGGCGCAACTTCCGCCGGGTCCAGATAAGGGTTAATGGCCTTTTTCGGGCTGTTCCATGAGAACGATGCGGCAGCTTCGTTAAAGCCGCAGCAGTTGTTCATATCGGCATGACTCATGCACGTACTCCGTACACGGCAGAACTATCCACGCCACGCGAATAATCAAATCCCACCCAGCAGCGCGGCCCAGAAACAGCAATGATTTCTGTTGCTGATTTACCCTCGCCAGCTGCCACACCGATGCTGCGTTTTGCCTTGATGTAGTGGTGAGTAAAATTGCGATACAGCGAACGGATCAGGGATGTGTCACTGTTAGAAACAATGACCGGATGTCCTTCTGATGACCGATGTTCAAGAACAGATGCCAGGTGATACTGGTCATCTTCAGTGAAGCCGTCAGTGTGATAGCCGGAAAACGTACCGTCATACGGCGGATCGCAATACACCACATCCCCCGCCTTCAACATCGCCAGCGTTTCATCAAAGCTGGCGCAGATAAACGTTGCTCGCTGGGCCTTTTCTGCAAATGCGCGAATTTCTTTTTCAGGGAAATACGGATTTTTATAATTACCGTAGGGAATGTTGAAATGCCCGCTCTTGTTATAGCGACATAAACCACGGTAACCGTGACGATTGAGATACAGGAAATATACCGCTTTCATGAAATCAGTAATTTCAGTTGAGTAATTAAACTCCTGCCTTATGTTGTAATAAGCCACCTCCCTGTTTGCGATCTCAAATAAAACTCTGGCGCGAGATATAAACGATTCACAATCAGCGGCAACCTTTTTATAGAGGTTGATTAAATCAGGATTAATATCCGCAACCAGATAGCTGGGATAATCCGTCTCCATCATCACAGCACAGGAACCCGCGAAAGGTTCAACCAGTCGCGGGCCAGCAGGAAGATGTTTTTTCAGTTCGGACATTATGGCAGTTTTATTTCCCGCCCATTTCAGGATGGTGCTCATACAGCACCTCCGTTGTAATGTTTGCCTTTCAGCTCTGCGATTTCCTGACAGGTAATGCAAAGCTGCACACCCGGAATGGCACGGCGGCGTGCTGGCGGAATTGGCGCTTCACACTCAATGCAAAGCACGCGTGACACGCCCGGTGTTTTGGCACGGGCTGCACGGATATGGCGCTGGCGTTCTTCTTCAACGCGCTGCTGTACGAGATCCATTGCATCAGCCATTAGTGGATCTCCTGCGCTTCGTTCTGGATTGCTTCAGCAGTCACACGCAGCAGTTCTGCTGCTTCGACGTGGTTTAGCTGGCAGATTGTGATATGACACGCTAGGCTATCAAGGCGGGCAGCCATTGCCTCAGCCCTTGCCCGGCGTTCTTCCAGACGAGCCTCTGTCAGTAAAATATTAAGCCCTGCGTCATCCGGTCTGGTTTTGGTCGAGAGGGTTTCAATATTACGCATAATCAATTCTCCTGAATTTAGATAAAGGGATGCACGGCGGGTTTACGCCATTAATTTCATTAGTTGCTTAATTCGGCATGGTTAGCCGTCTGGGAAATAAGCTCACCACTGCACGAAAATGATTCATTGCTTTAATCAACTCCCGCTTTTCGTCAGTGGTCAGCTCATTAATGCTGATGCTATGACGTTCAGCTGGAATTTTTGCCATAAAGAATATGGCAGCCAGTGCCCGTTTATTTTGTTCATTATTGATATCCCGTGGATCACGCATATCTTTAATAAACCGCTCAAGCTCTGACTCAATATTCAAACCAAAAACTTTCGCCCTTAACTCCGCAATATGATTAAGTCCATTCAGGCGTTCACCGGGTCTTAATGGAACAGTCGCCGCAGCGCCTTCAATAGCCATTTGTTCCCCCGTTTTTTCGTAGATAGTTCTGCCAGCAATTCATCTTGTGAACGGCACGGATGCCAGCGTTTACCATCCTCACCCATGATCCAGCCGTGACCGTAGTGCATTGCCGGACTTTGTTTTACCAGCAGCGATGCAAATGATGGTTCTTTCGTCAGCATAAGCACCTCACAGCAAACCGAATGAAGCACCGAGGCCAGTTACAGTATCAACTGCACTTGCCATCGCAGGATTAACCTGTAAACGGGCCTGCAATGAAACAGCAGCTAACGCCATCAGTCGTGTAACAGAGTTAATGCTGCTGATAGCATCACGACGACCTGCACTGGTTTTTACATCGCCAGATACCGCACCTGCAGCAACACGCCCGATCTCTGCGGTTGCACTCATGACGTAATGTGGCAGTTTCTCTTTTGCCACCTCATTAATCGGTACACATGGCAGGCAGTGAATCTGTGCCAGAAAACCGTCTACCAGCGTTGAATCTTCCGTCAGATCGGTAAGTAGCCAGATATCTGGCGCATTGAGCTGATGCGGTTGATCTGGGTTGAGTTTGTTTCGCAGAGTCTGGACATTCATTCCTGCACGTTCTGCCAGCTTCGCCATATTGTGACGAAGTGCAAAAGCTCTACAGGCTTCATCAAAATGCGGGTGTTTGGAAATCTTATAATCAAACATGCTACCCCCTTAGAAAGTTCTCATAATTGAACTTACTTACCAACAATGACGCGGAAGTTGGAATGACCGAGGGATTCACGGACCTGATCGGTTTTGTACATTAAATAACGCAGGCTTACGCGGCCTTTGTTTTTTTCTTTCTTGACCATGTATTTAGCAAGCTGACCATGGTGAATTTTTTGATACACAGAGCCGCGGGAGATACCTTCCCATTCCGCGAACTCTGCAGGCGTAGCCATCTCTTTTGGTACACGAATTGAAATATCAGTGCTCATAGTGCAGTATCTCCCGATTAAGGTTTGGTTTACGTCGTTTTATCTCGTTTTACTTGATTCAATATTTGATACATCGAGATACTACGATCCAATATTTGATACGTCAACAGGATTAAAAAATGATACAGGTAAAGGTTGGAGAGAATACAGGGGGAAGAGAGGCTATCCATAGACTAATGGCAGCCTATGATTTCAAGTCCAGACAGCAACTTTGCGATCACTTAGGCGCATCAAAAAGCACCATGGCAAACAGATACTTAAGAGATAGTTTTCCTGCAGAGTGGGTGATTCAGTGCGCCTTGGAAACAGGAGTTTCTTTATTGTGGCTAACCACCGGACAGGGGGAGCCAGGTCCAAACATTGAACCTAAAAAAAATATCAATTCCGTGAACTCCAGCAAGGTTGTACCTCTTTCTGAACTAGTATCTCCTGAAATTGACAAGGCGACTCTCAACGGTGGTTTATTGGTCGATGCTGGAAAAGCAATCATTGATAGCAGCATACTCCCCTCAGACTCAAGCAACCTACTGCTGGTGACTACTTCTGGTGATTCTTATTTAATAGATCGCAACCAAACACCACCAGTAAATGGTATGTGGTTAGTCGATATCGACGGGATAAAAAGCATCGTTAAATTGACTCGACTCCCGGGAAACAAATTAGTAGTGCATCAGGATGATTCATCGTTTGAGTGCGGTCTGGATGACATTGAGGTAGTAGGCCGCGCACTGAAAATCATTAAGAGCCTTTGATATGACCATCAGAAAACAGCCGAACGGAAAATGGTTGTGTGAGTGCTATCCCAATGGACGCAATGGCAAGCGCGTGCGTAAGCAATTTGCCACGAAAGGCGAAGCCATTGCGTTTGAAAGCTTCACAATGGAAGAAGTGAATAAAAAACCGTGGTTGGGTGAAAAGGATGATCGGCGACGCCTATCAGAATTAATTGAGCTTTGGTATTCCCTGTATGGTCAGACACTCGCAGACCCCAAGCGCCTCATGGCGAAACTTAGAATTATCTGTAATGGCCTAGGCGACCCCATCGCCTCAGAACTGACAGCCGGAGACTTTACGAAATACCGCGAAGCACGGTTAAAAGGTGAAATACGAAATGAAGATGGCACGCTTATGTCGCCCGTTAAGCCCCGCACGGTAAACCTTGAACAACGCAATCTATCATCGGTGTTCGGTACATTAAAAAAACTAGGACACTGGTCAGCACCAAACCCGCTGGCAGGACTTCCGACCTTCAAAATTGCCGAAGGTGAGCTGGCTTTTCTTTCCACGGACGAAATCAAGCGCCTGTTGGCGGCATGTGCTGAATCTCAAAGCCCTAGCTTACTAATGATTGCAAAAATATGCCTAGCTACTGGCGCACGGTGGAGTGAAGCAGAAAATTTGCAGGGCCATCAGTTATCCAAATACCGCATCACTTATACCAAGACGAAGGGCAAGAAAAACCGTACCGTGCCAATATCTCAGGATCTGTACAACGAACTTCCTAAAAATCGAGGGAAGTTATTCTCACCATGCAGAAAAGCCTTTGAGCGTGCAGTAAAGCGGGCCGATATTGAGCTTCCTGAGGGTCAATGCACCCATGTATTACGTCATACATTCGCCAGCCATTTTATGATGAACGGAGGAAACATACTTGTGCTTAAAGAAATTTTAGGCCATGCCGATATAAAAATGACCATGATTTATGCGCACTTTTCTCCAGATCATCTGGAGGATGCGGTAACTAAAAATCCTTTAAACTATATAGAGTGAAAACATGGACGAAAAAAAATCCAGTACTCAATTAGAATCAGAAAAGAAAAATGCACTCTGGATTGATCACTTTCTTGAACGACTATTGAGCCATGAAGAATTAAATCCACCATTCAACATTAAAGGCGATATAGCCAGTGATTTTTCTAATCGATGTAAAATTTATATGACTTTAATTGATGAATCAATAAAAGCAGACATGAATGGATGCGGTAGGGAACTTAGAGTTCTAAAAGGACGAGTTGCAAATATTCATAAGTGCATACAAAAAACTCTAGAGGAGTTTTTGTCTGGAGATATTAAAAAAGCATATGACATTTTCGATGACATTATGTCAAAGGAGGCAACAATAGCCCAACTAAATCGAATTAGTATCTTGCTAAAAGATTTTTGCAATAAGGAAAAGCCACTTTATCGGGTCAGAAAATCAGAAACGCCTTTGATTGAGCACAACCAAATATTTCATATTCCGTTTTCAAAAAGACATTTAGTGAATGCTCAAAGATATTCAGTCGCAGGCCAACCCTGCTTATATCTCGGTACATCCTTGTACGTATGTTGGCAAGAGATGGGAAAGCCAGATTTTGATAAATTATATATATCATCCTTCGTTACAAACGATGTAAATTCAACAATTTTAAATTTTGCTTCTCCTCACCTTTCACTTCCAATTAAAAAAACTGTTGATGAAAATAAAATATATGATGAAAACAGAACAAAAGCATCATACTTGATATTCTGGCCATTACTAATCGCTTGCAATTATTTAAAACGCGTAGAAAATTCATCATTCACACCTGAATATATAATCCCAAATTTATTAATGCAGTGGATCGGTCGTCGGGTTAAATCACCAATAGCGGGGATAGCATATTACTCTACAAAAATGCCGAATTCTAGGAGCAGTAAATATTCTGTTAATGTTGTATTACCACCTAAAGCAACCTATAAGCAATCTATTCAATATGATTTTTGTCCAAAACTAGCTTCTTACTTCGAATTTACAGCCCCTATGTCTTGGCAAGTACTTAAAACCTTAGATTATCAAAATCAGTTTGAGATATCGAATGAACAAAGAATTGCCATCGATTACTTACGAAAAAAAGAAAAATTATCAGGTATAGCGAATTTTGAGGAAGACATCGTGAAGCTATATCCTCTTACAGATTTTCACAAACTTGAATTATTGGTTGATCGGTTATTCAAACATCAAAAAATCGAACATACACTGCACACGTAAGTGGCGACACTTTGGCGGCAGAGCATTAAATACGCCTAAAACGACCAAACACAAATTAAGACTAATCAGTTGTTTTATTTGATAATTATATGTTTTTATTATAGTAATAATGGTATGTAGGAATTTCGGACGCGAGTTCAACTCCCGCCAGCTCCACCAATCATGATTGGACGGTGTAAGGACAACACCAACAAAAACAGGAAGTTAGCAGTCTCAGCAGGACACCGACCAGACGGTGAGGAGACAAAAAAGGATACGCAAAGGAGCCGCGGCTCTCGAGTGACACAAAAGCCCGCTTATGCGGGCTTTTTGTTTTTCCCTTAAGTTCCTAGCCGCTTATCTATAACTATGGAAAAATGTTAACCCTGACTGTATGTTAACAAAGGGATGTATATGTCGGTTTTTCATAACTGGCTGCTTGATATCGCAAGCGGGAATTACTTTATCTACATCAAACGCCTTTCTGCAAACGACACAGGCGCAACAGGTGGCCATCAGGTCGGACTTTATATCCCCTCAAATATCGTTGAAAAGCTTTTTCCATCTATCAATCATACTCGCGAACTGAACCCTTCAGTCTTCCTTACTGCGCATGTATCATCCCATGATTGCCCTGATACCCAAGCACGCGCAATTTATTACAACAACCGTTATTTTGGTAAGACCCGAAACGAAAAAAGAATTACGCGCTGGGGGAGAGGAAGTCCATTACAGAACCCTGAAAATACAGGAGCCCTCACAATTCTTGCTTTCAGGTTAAACGAACAGAACACTGACTGTTCCGAGGTAGATATATGGGTCTGCGTCAATCCCGATGAAGAGGATATCATCGAGTCTGCTATTGGCGAAATCATACCTGGAACCCTAATTTCCGGCCCTGCCGGACAAATTTTGGGCGGATTGTCTCTTCAGCAAACTCCAGTAAATCATAAATATGTTATTCCTGAAGACTGGAAGAAGCGTTTTCCTTCTGGAAACGAAATTATTCAATATGCTGCTGGCCATTATGCTAAAAACTCCAAGGATCCAGATGAGCAACTGATTGACCGTCGGCGTGTCGAGTATGATATTTTCTACTCGTCGAGGAATTACATGTTCTTGATATTATTAAGAAAGGATTCGATTCTGTAGATGAGTTTATTGCATTAGCCAACTCTGTCAGTAATCGACGTAAATCAAGGGCAGGCAAATCACTTGAACTTCACCTAGAGAAGCTTTTTATCGAGCACGGACTACGGCATTTCTCCACTCAGGCAGTTACTGAAGGTAATAAAAAACCAGATTTCCTGTTTCCTTCAGCAGAGGCATATCATAACGTTGAATTTCCTGTAGAAAACTTACGTATGCTGGCAGTAAAGACCACCTGCAAAGATCGCTGGCGTCAGATACTGAATGAAGCAGATAAAATCCATCAGGTACATTTATTTACACTGCAAGAAGGTGTTTCTTCAGCACAATACCGAGAAATGAAAGATGCGGGTGTCAGACTCGTTGTACCATCAACTTTACATAAAAAATACCCAGAAGCAGTTAGAGAAGAATTAATAACGCTCGGAGCATTCATTACTGAGCTGATAGAGCTTTACGCTGAACTATCATAGGCTGACTCCCGGCTTAAAAGGCCGGGAGATGTTCTCAAGGCTGCCCAGTCTTACCAGCATCAGCAGAAACAGCTTTGAGGATATAGGGTTCCAGAAGTCTGGCAACAGCTTCAAATACTGGCACCACAACTGAGTTACCGAACTGCCGATATGACTGAGTATCTGAAACCGGAATACGGAATGGTTTCCCTCCAGGTTTTTCAAATCCCATAAGGCGTGCGCACTCTCGGGGAGTCAGCCTGCGTGGTCGACGAGCCTGATTACTCTCATTCATAAAGTCAGCCTCTCCCGTTGCCATATCCCAACCACGATCAATAAGAATTTCTGATCCGTCTTTGTGATATCTGGCAGAAAGTGTGCGTGCAATGCTTTCCTTATTCTCAGGATTGACCAACCCAAAGCCAAAACCATTCCCCTTGGCTGCATGCTTTTTGGCGTAGTTATAAAGGTACTCCCATAGTTTTGGCGTAAGTATATATTTACTGTCGACTACAGGCTCCAGCAATTCACCAAATGATGGGCGGTGTTCCGGATAAAAACGACTGATATCACGCAAGGTAAACCCCTTGTGAATATTCAGATCTCGTCTAAATCCGACCAGAACAATACGTTCACGATGCTGAGGCAAAAAATGCTTCCCATCGATAATCTTTGGATCGTTTTTTCCCATTTCTGCAGCATCGGCAACTTCGTAGCCCAGCTCGTCAAGGGTCTCCATAATGACTTTGAAAGTTTTACCCTTATCATGGCTCTTCAGATTTTTGACATTTTCCAGCACAAAAATTGCCGGTTTTTTTGCTCGTATAATACGTGCCACGTCAAAAAAAAGTGTTCCTTGTGCTTCACATTCAAAACCATGCGCACGACCAAGTGAGTTTTTCTTACTAACACCAGCAAGGCTAAATGGCTGGCACGGGAACCCCGCAAGAAGCACATCATGATCCGGCACATGCTCATCAATATATGCATAAGCATCCGTTTCCAATACATCGGTTTTATCACTCAGCGTGACTTCCCGAATATCGAGATTGAATTTATGCACCTGTTCATCGTTAAACCAGTTGGCCTTGTATGTACGCACAGCATCTTTATTCCATTCACTGGTAAAAACACACTGGCCTCCAATGGCCTCAAAACCTTTCCGTATCCCTCCAATTCCAGCAAATAAGTCAATGAAGCGGAAAGCATATTCCGGATGGTTTGCAGGTGGTTCTGGTAGCATCTTACGCAGAAGAGACTCTTCTACTGAAGTCAACGATTTTGGTAAACACTTGCCATTAATCCAGCGGTTAATGGTTTCACGGCTCCACTCATTTTTTCCGACTTTTCTCAGTAATTCAGCCACATACTTCTGATCATAGATTTCCAGCACTTTCTCGATAAGCTTTTTATCATTTTCCTGTCGCAGCTTTTCTTCCGCCTCGGCTTCCTTCAGCAGATGCTGTGCCAACACTTCAAATTCAGACATAATTCCTCCAAGGGGTCTAATGGGTGAAACTTTATCACTCATTCAACCCAGAAGGAAATGTTTTATCTGGATATTTAAACAGTGACTACAACGTAATCTAGCACTGGTGATGCTTTGTTAGGCATAGAGAATCATTCTATATACGACTAATGACAGAAAAACAGCAGACAAGTAGTTTGTTCATAAATTAACGCATACTATGTGTCTACGGTTTTCGAGACCGGTCCAATCATCAAACGAAACATAAAATTAGCTCACATTATGAGGAAAAGTATCTTTTTTGTACTATGTAAATTCAAAGGCTTAGCCTCATTTCTCCGATGGTTTTCTCAACACTACTGGTTGTGAGCCCTTGCAATGATCATTAATATACGTCTCACAAATAATTCTTCATAGATATTGCAAAATGGATATTACTGAGTTTCCTTCTGGAGTAATTGAACACCTTGGCTGGTATGTATACCGATTGATTGATCCGAGGGACGGAAGCACCTTCTATGTAGGGAAAGGCAAAGGTAACCGCGTATTTGCCCATATGCGCGGTGAAGTGGCAGCGACTGATGATGACGAGTTACTGAGCAACAAGCTAAAGCAAATTAGAGAAATAAGGTTAGCAGGACTTGAAGTTATCCATGTCATCCATCGACACGGAATGACTGATGAAAAGACGGCGTACGAAGTTGAAGCAGCACTTATTGATGCCTACCCTGGGTTAACGAATATCATGAATGGTGCTGGCAGCAATGAATTCGGCGCCGCGCATGTCAAAGAGTTGATAGCAACATATCAGCCCGAAACCATAACATTTCATCATAAAGCATTAATGATATCCGTTAACAGAAGTGCAAAGGATTCAGAGCTTTATGATGCGGTTCGATTTAGCTGGCGCATTAATGTCTCTCGCGCCAGCCAAGCAGAAATCATTCTTGCTACTGTAAGAGGGATCGTTCGAGGGGTTTTCATTGCTGATAAATGGCTCAAATCAACACGTGAAAATTTCCCTTCGTTGAAATACTGGGACGAGGATCCTGACTTTGAGGCAACACAAAGTTCGCGCTATGGTTTTGAAGGTCGAGAAGCCCCACCTGAAATAGCAAATCTTTATCTTGGAAAAAAAATACCAGATGAATTAAGAAAAAAAGGAGCTATGTCCCCGGTCCGTTACTCACCTAATTTTTGAGTCTTTAAGTGATAAGCATAAACCGCAGCACGTCATGCATACGTCGTGTCTGCGGTTTTTCTTTTTTGCTTACACGGTGTCTGGTTCTTCTGGCCACTCAATATCCGGTGCAGTTGATGTATCAACACGGTTCAGCAACACCCGATACTTTTTCCAGGCTTCCAGCAATGAGGTTTCTTCCTCCGTTGCGATTTCCAGATCTACAGCATCCTGAAGTGGCGCAATATGCTCACTGGCTACCTGCAT